TCTTTTTCAGAAAAAGACAAGGTTGAACAACTATGACAAATTGTGAAACTGTCAAGGGTGTGATAGGATTAAACTGAGAAAAGTTTATATCGATATGGAATACTGGCTATAAGACCAGCCTAGAAGCAAAAAGAATTCATTTAAATATGGGTTCTTTTTTTGTTTTTGCAGAGATACTTGTAGTATTCCAACTGTGAATCGTATGTTTAATAATTAACAGTTGGAGTGATTTTATGAAAGGAAAAATGCTTGATACCTTCGAGCGTTGGAAAGAGTCTGGACAGTTAGATACAAAATTAAAAGCAATATCTGAGATGATCTCTAAAAGAGCAACTCAAAAACAGATTGCTCAGTACTTAGGAGTTACTGAAAAAACATTAATCAAGTTAAGAAAAGTACATCCTAAATTGGATAAGGCTTTTCAATATGGTGATGAAGAGTTAAAACAAACCTTACTTGATTCCATGTATCAAAGAGCCGTTGGTTTTGATTATGAAGAAACACAAACCATCATAGAAGAAACCAAAACAGGTACTAAAAAAAGAATTACCAAATATAAAAAGAAATCCTTACCTGAGATAGCTGCGATTAAGTATTTACTGATTATCAAGTTTGGACTTGAATATAATGATAAAAAAGAAGAAATAGAACTGATGAATAAACGCTTAGAAAAAGGTGAGGAGGTTTGGTCGAATGAAAATAGTCATAAAGAAAGTAACCCAATTAAGCGAATACGAAAATAATCCACGTCATAATGAAGAAGCTATAGAAGCAGTAGCAAACAGTATCAAATCATTTGGCTTTAAGGTGCCTATTGTGATTACATCCGATCATGTTATCATTGCTGGACATACAAGGCTTAAAGCGGCAATTTCGCTTGATTTAGAAGAAGTGCCATGTATCATCGCTGATGACTTATCAGAAGATCAAATTAAGGCTTTTAGATTAGCAGATAATAAAACTGCAGAACTTGCGACTTGGGACTTTACTAAACTTGAAAATGAATTAATTGATATTGATATGGATATGCTTCAGTTTGGTTTTGAAGAACTAGAAGAAGGTTTACCTGATAATGCATCAGATGATGATTTCGATATTGATGAAGAAATCCCTGAAACACCTTTCTCACATCCTGGTGACATTTATGAACTTGGTGGACACAGAGTCATGTGTGGTGATTCAACAAGCGAGGCAGATGTTTCTGAATTAGTTGATGGAAAACAAGTGGATATGATTTTTACGGATCCACCATATAACGTGGATTACGAAGGAACTGCGGGAAAAATCAAAAACGATAAGATGGAAGATAATAACTTCTATCTTTTTCTATACGATGCTTTCAATAACATGTTTCAATACATTAAACCTGGTGGCGCCATCTATGTCTGTCATGCAGATACTGAAGGATTAAACTTTAGAAATGCATTCAAGAATGCTGGTTTTAAACTTGCTGAATGTTTAATCTGGGTTAAAAATGCCTTAGTCCTTGGAAGACAAGATTATCACTGGAGACATGAACCTATTCTATATGGATGGAAAGAAGGCGCAGCTCATTACTTTGTTGATGACCGTTCTCAAGACACCATTTGGGAATATAACAAACCAAGAAAGAATGAAGAACATCCAACGATGAAACCTTTAGAGTTAGTTGGTAAAGCTATCGCTAATTCATCAAGACGTCATGAAACAATTCTTGATCTCTTTGGTGGTTCAGGTTCAACAATGATTGCATCAGATCAACTTGATCGTAAATCATGTTTAATGGAACTTGATGAAAGATTTGTGGATGTTATTGTGAAAAGATACATTAAGCATAAAGAAACAAATGAAGATTGTTATTTAATTAGAAATGGTAAGAGGTCCAAACTAAGCTCTTTTGATGTATTTGAAATATAATCACTATAGTGAGAAAAATGACTTGCTATTTAGTCCCTTTAGAGTGATATATAGTGTAAGCAAAAAATACAAAGGAGACTAAAATTATGAAAAAAGAGATGAAACTGAAAGACTTTATTGAAAGATTTAAACAAGGTGATTTTGAATCGAAAGATGTTCACACTCAAATCGAAGCTGGTTGGTACGATTGGTTTTGTAAGGATGAAAGCCTAGCCAACAAAACAAAACGTATGGGTAACATTGTCAAACAATTAAAAGACGGTGGAAAAGTTAATCTTGAAACCATGTATGTTTGGTTTAAGAATAACTGCCCACTTGCAGGACCTTTATATGATGATTTCAGAATTGCAGACATTGAAACAGGCGATACCTTATTCACTATAACGATTAATTGCTTTAGAGAAGAAAAAAGATATTCAGTCTATGGTAGAAAAAATGATTTTATAGATCCACTCTTTGAAACAGATAAATCAAGAGAACTTGTTAACTGGCTCAATGAAGGGTGGAGTGAATAATGTATAAAGAATTCAATGCTCATCCTAAAGGACTAAAAACATCTGATTGTGTGGTTAGGGCAATCGCAACCGCGACAAATTCAGATTACTTAGAGACTAGAAGAGAACTTAACAGAAGAAAACGTGAACTTGGATATACGAGTTATAAGGACACAAAGTTCTTATACGATTACTTCAAAGGATATCCAAGACTCATCTTTAAACCAGTTAAAGGTGAACCTAGAATCAAGGGTAGTGATTTTACTGAACTACATCCAAAGGGAACTTACATCCTTAAAATGGCTGGACACATTACAGCTTGTGTTGATGGAGTCATACTTGATACGTGGGATTGTAGTTATCGTTCAGTTTATACAGCGTGGGAGGTAAAATAATGAAAGTAAAATTTATTAGAAAAGCAGAACATGAAGAGCTCATTCCACAAGATGAGTTTGTGGTTGAAAAAGAAATAGTTTTAGATAAGTTATCATTTGAAGAGTTCATTAATAATCCTCTTGGATATTATGACTTTATAAAAGAAAATACTAACATAATGTATTGTGACAATGATGGATTATTCCACTGTATTTATGTAACGTCAAATGAACATGACTTTGGGATACTCGTAGAAAGTGAAGGTTATCACTATGCGAGGTATACAGCCTATTTACCAAAAACAAACCTTGGGAGCTAAAAGCTCCTTTTTTTGTACTTGAAAGTGAAGGAGATTATATTATGCAAAGAGTAACAAGTGAATCAGTTTTTCAAGGACATCCTGATAAGGTATGTGATCAAATTAGTGATGCAATATTAGATGCATTACTAGAACAAGATAAAGAATCAAGAGTAGCTGTTGAAACTGCAATTAAAGATAATCTAGTATTTATCTTTGGTGAAGTAACAACTACTGCATCATTAAACTATAAAGCAATTGCTAAAACCGTATTAAAAGATATCGGTTATGATGAAGACTTTGTAGTTATAGAACAGATTAGCAAACAATCGCCTGATATTGCATTGGGTGTTAATAAAACAGAGAATAAAGAACAAGGTGCAGGCGACCAAGGGATTATGTTTGGTTATGCTTGTAATGAAACTCAAGAATTTATGCCATTACCAATTATGCTCGCTCATGAAATATCCAAAGAAATTGATAGAGTAAGAAAAGAGCAATATCCTCATATCTTTGGTCCTGATGGCAAATGCCAAGTAAGTGTTGATTACAAAGGTGGAAGACCAATAAACATTCCAATCATTGTTGTCTCTGCTCAAACGAAACCTGGTGTTTATAGAGAAGTGTACGAAGAGATTATAAGACAAGCAATTCTTAGAGCAGTTGGTAGACATGATTTATTAAATGGTACACAGATCTTAATTAATCCTACTGGTGAGTTTATCCTTGGTGGACCTAAAGCTGATTCAGGATTAACAGGTAGAAAAATCATTGTGGATACTTACGGTGGTTACTCTAGACATGGTGGCGGTGCCTTCTCAGGAAAGGACGTAAGCAAAGTTGACCGCAGTGCGGCTTATTATGCAAGATACGTAGCAAAAGCCGTTGTAGGGGCAGGTTTAGCGACACACTGCGAAGTCTGTTTAAGCTATGCAATTGGTGTAGCAGAACCAACAAGTATCTTAATTAATACCTTTGATACTGGAGTAACATCAGATCAAGAAATCTCAAAGTTAGTTAATGAGGTATTTGATTTTAGACCAGGTGAAATGAAAAAAGAACTTAAACTAGACAATGTTAAGTTCAAACGAGTAGCAACTTATGGTCATTTTGGTAGAGAAGATTTAGATGTTCCTTGGGAAGATGTAGATCATAAAATTGAAGAACTACTAGAATTATATGAAGAAGCCTAAGATATTACATAACTTCTATAAATCGACTGTATGGCAAGTCGCAAGACAAATCAAATATCAAGAACAAAATGGTAAGTGTGAACGATGTGGTCGTATAGGTGAAGAAGTTCATCATAAGATTAGATTAACAATTGATAATGTAAAGGATCCAACGATTAGTATTAATCAAGAAAACCTAGAACTTCTTTGTAAAGACTGTCATAACAAGGAACACAAAAGATTTACAAAAGAAAAAGAATTCGATAGTGATGGGAACTTAATTCCAAGATAACCTCGTATTTGTATTATAACTTTGGTATAATTACAAAAAAGAGGGGGACGAAATAATGGCGATATATCCAATAACATCAACAGAACAGTTACTGTATTCGACAGTAATGATTAAAACGAGTACAGGAAGTGGTACAGGTTTTTTTTATAATTTTGATTTGGAGTCAAATGTTACTATTCCGACGATAATAACAAATAAACATGTTATAAATCATAATGAAAAAGAGCAGATATCTATAACATTTCATACGGGAAGCGCGATAAATAAGGTGATTGACAAAGGAAGTATTCAAGTTAATCTTAGCGTAGAATGGCATTTTCATCCTAATCATGATTTATGTTTTACATTTTTAGGTCCAATTATAGATTTTGTATTGAAAAAATATAACAAGAATATTTTTTATGTTTCATTAAATAGAAATAATTTTTGGTTACCAAATGAGCTTGAAAAATTAAGTGCTGTAGAAGATGTATTAATGGTTGGCTATCCTATTGGGTTATGGGACAAAAAAAATAACCTTCCATTGTTCAGAAGGGGAATCACAGCTTCTCATCCAGGTATTGATTTTGAAAAAAAAGACATCGGTGTTGTAGATATGGCATGTTTTCCAGGTTCATCCGGATCTCCAATTTTTATTGACAGTGTAAGTGCCTATCATGATAAAGACGAAAACAAGTATGTTTTGGGAAAGAAAAGAAGTATATTTTTGGGAATTCTTTATAGTGGACCAATAATGAATTCTGATGGTGTAATTGAAGTTGAGGAAATACCAACAAAAGCAATAATGAAGTCAGTAACACCTCTTATGATTAATCTAGGGTATTATATTAAAGCTAATCAGCTTCTTGAGTTCTATGAAACTGTAAACAGAATCTATGACAAATCAAAAAAGATAAGTGAAGGAGAGAATAACATTGATTAACGTTAAAGACTTTTCTGATATTTCAGAAAATATATATAATAAAATCACATTAATCATAAATGAAATTGTTGATAGCACAAGTAAGTATAAAATAGAGTATATAAATAATGATGTTGCAAATTTCAAATCAGACATAAGTAACCTTGATGTGAAAAGTAAAGAAAAAGGATACGTATATCTATTATTTGATGAAACAAATAAAAAATGTCTATATGTGGGTAAATCTAATGATTTAAAAAAAAGGCTCAAACAGCATATGGAGTCACCAGTAAAAAGCACAAGTTCAAAATACTCAGAAGTAGTTAAGTACGTAGCATCGGGGAAAAGTATCATATATTTTGATTTTATAAAAGTAAATCCACCTGAGTTGTATGGTGCGGTGGAGGGACAAATTATATCAATTATTGAAGAAACACAATACAATGATATAACAAGAAAAAACTTTTGGAATTCCAGACATGACTAACCCCCCCCCTAGGATATAATTGAGTGATTTGATGGGTACCGCGTAGGGGGACAATTAAAATACACGAGGTCATATTTTTGAAAATCTAATTTTTATGGAGGATAAAATATTGAAAAAACTGAAATATCGTAAGACTACGGAACATAATAAAGAAACTGATACAATAAGTCATTTCTATGATATTGAACCAGATTTTACACTTTTTCAATACAGACAGTGTTCATCATATAATCTTAGTTCATTAGTTGATGATTCATTATGGGGTTCTACACCAGATAGATTTAATGATCCATATGACAGTGTTTTTCGGTTTGATTTTCCAGCTGCCATTAAGTATGCTCAAAGTATTATAAGTGAGGAAGATATACAAAGCTTAAATGACTCAAAAAGGAAAAAAAGCAGTAAAACAATTATCAAAGAGTTTTTTGATGACCAATATGTAAGTTCAGTAACTACAATGAAAAGATCAGTTCTAATAACTTGCCTTTCTGAGGTTGGAGATAGTGAAATCATGTGGTCCCATTATGCTGATAATGGAAAAGGATTTGTGGTTGAATATAATTTTGATGATTTACAATTTATGATTAATAAAGAGATCGAAGTCAGAAAGCAAATGTCTATTGAACAAAGTCGATTATTCAATTTATTAGATCTAGAGCAAGATAATTGGAATAAATTATATGGAATTAAGCCTGTTCTTTACATTAATAGTAAATACAAAGCTAATGAGTTGCTGAATAAAACTATAGATTTACTTAAGGAAAATCTTGATAGAATAAAAAATAATGAAGAACCAATAATTGATTTTAACAGTATAATTAAAAGGTTTTATGATCCTGTACTTCAAGAGAAAATTTCTACAAATGTATATTACATTAAGAAAAGAAATTGGATATATGAAAAAGAGTGGAGAATTGTGATGCCAAACATGGTATTAAATCAAGCTTATTTAGACAATTCACACGATATGGTTGGCTATGTTAGACCAAAAGCTATTTATTTAGGGGAATATATTATGAAAGGTCATGAATTTTTGATAAAAGAATTTGCAAAAAAGAACAATATACCACTTTATAAGATGAGTTCTGGAAATTATAGAAATACTAGAATTTTGAAACCTATACCAATTAAAAATGAAAAATAAGATTAGTTTAGAATACGAGCGACTAAAGTCGCTTTTTTCTTTGATTGATGAAACAAAGAAAGAACTAGTAGATAACTTAATATATCAAGCTGCATTTATGAATGTAGAACTAACTAAACTTCAAGAACAAATGATCAAATATGGTGCAATCCAAATATCAAGTAAAGGTGCTCAACGTCAAACCGAAGCAGCTAAATATTATACAAAACTTGTTAATGCATATGGAACAGTTATAAAGACTTTGAACTCAATTTTAGGAACACAAGTGAATGATGGAGATGATGCTTTTGATGAATTTCTTAAGAGAGCTAATGAATGAACTATCTAGTTGAATATTATAATGAAATACAAAAAGGTAATATTCTAGTCGGTGAGGAACTTAAAAATCAAATAGATAAGTTAATTTCTGATCTAGATAATCCTAGATACATCTTTGATGAGAAACCGGGAAACTTAAGAATAGATTTTATTCAAACTTTTTGTAAGCACACTAAATCACCTTTCAATGGGCAACCATTTATCTTAGAGCTTTGGGAAAAAGCAATCATTCAAACAGCTTATGGTTTTAAAATAGCTGAGACAGGGTTAAGACGATTTAATGAAGTCATATTATTAATTGCTCGTAAGAATGGAAAGACAACTTTTATTGCTGGATTAGATCTTGCAGAGTTCTTTTTATCTAGAGGTGGTGTTGATATTGTTTGTGCTTCAAATACTACTGAACAAGCCAACATTCTTTTTGAAGAGATAAACAATATGAGAGAACAATCACCTTCATTGTCTAAAGACACTAGAAGTAAGAAGAATATTTTCTTTATCTATTCACCTAAAACAAAGAATAAGATAAAGAAACTATCTGCACAATCAAGAAATAAAGATGGTTACAACATTGAAGTTGGATGTATAGATGAAGTTCATGAGATGACTGATTCTAAAGTTTATGACGCTATCAAACAATCCCAATCAACGAAAAAGGAACCACTCATATTTATTATAACCACCGAAGGAACAACCGTTGGTGGTTTTTTAGATAGTAAACTAGAATATGCTAGAAAGATGATAAAAGGTGAAATTGAAGATGAGAGAGTTTTACCTTGGTTATATTCACAAGACTCAGCAAAAGAGATTTATGATGATCCAAGAACATGGCAAAAGTCTAACCCTAGTTTAGGTGTCGTTAAGACTTCATCATATCTAGAAGATGTCATGAATAAATCAAAGCATGATTTATCAACAAGAGTTACTATGCTTTGTAAAGATTTCAATATCAAGCAAGCAGATTCTGGATCATGGCTGTCTTATGATGATCTAAACAATGAAGAAAGATATAGTCTAGATGATTTAAGAGATAGTTATGCGATTGGTGGTGTAGACTTATCATCAACAACAGATTTAACAGCAGCAATTTTGATTGTTCAGAAAAAAGATAGTAATAAAAAGTTTGTGATTTCACATTTCTTTATGCCAAGTGAAGTTTTAGATAAAAGAATAACAGAAGATAATGTTCCTTATGATATTTGGATAAAAAAAGGCTTTGTAACATTAACTGATGGGAATCAAAATGATTTCAGTCTAGTAACTAAATGGTTTATGAAGATGATTCAGAAATATGGTATTAGACCATTATGGGTGGGTTACGACCCATGGAACTCTCAATATTGGATTAAAGAAATGGAAGACCTAGGGTTTAACATGGAAAAAGTCAGACAAGGTATATATTCATTATCAGAACCCATGAAACAAATGGAAGCAGACCTTAAAAACAATTTATTAGTTTATGATAACAATCCTATACTTAAATGGTGTTTATCTAATACACAAGCTAAAGTAGATTTAAATGGAAACATTCAACCTTCAAAACTAAACTCCAAGTACAAAAGAATTGACGGCACAGTCGCATTGATTATTGCATATGCTGTTTTGAATAGATACAAGATAGATTTTGAAAACATGGTGAACTAAAAGCTGGAGGTGCTCATGCCAATATTTAAACGAAAAAACAAAACTGGTTCAATCGATGCCTTGCAAATCATCAACAACACAAACACATTCTATACACCTTTTGGAACGAACATTTCTAAAAGTGATGTCGTGAAGATTTGTATTGATCGAGTGGCCAGTCAATGTGCAAAACTAAAACCAAGATACATCAAAATAGAAAACGATAAGACAGTTTCCGAGAAAAGCGGAAAGCTGTCTTTTCTTTTGAAGCATAAGCCAAATGAAATCATGACACCTTATGATTTTATCTATAAGGTTGTTACTACATTACTACTTAAAGATAATGCTTTTATTTATCCTAGGTTTGATAAATATACAGGGTATCTTATAGGTCTTTATCCACTTAAACCCATTACAGTTGAAATGGTCATAGATCAGAGTGATCATTATTATATAAAGTTTTTATTTGAAAATGGTGATTCATATACATTACCGTATGAGAATATCATTCATTTAAGAAAACATTATGGACAAAATGATATCTTTGGTGGGAATGGATCAAGTGGTGATCATGAAGCAATCCTTAAAACAATCTCAATTAATGACAGTTTATTACAAGGTATTGATAACGCCATAAAATCATCGATGCAGATTAAAGGGATTGTAAAGATGAATGGGATGTTATCAGAAGCGGATAAGAAAAAACAACGAGAACTCTTTGATAGTGCACTTTCTGATTCAGTTAACAATAAAGGTAGTTCTATCATTCCCATTGATTTAAAGAGTGAATATATCCCTTTAGATGTTGATCCAAAGCTAATCGATAAAGACACGCTAGAATTCTTACAGTCAAAAATCCTAGATTACTTTGGCGTATCAGTTCCCATATTTACAAGTAAGTATACAGAAGATGAATATAACTCGTTTTACGAGTCAACCATAGAGCCTTTAGCTATTCAACTTAGCGAGGCTTTTTCTATAGGCTTACTAACCAATAATCAATTAGAACGAGGTGAAGAGATTGTATTCTTTAGTGAAAGATTACAATACGCTTCATGGAATACCAAAGTCACTGCGATTGAGAAGCTCATGAGCCTAGGGATTATGTCTTTAAATGAATCAAGAGCATTACTTGGGTTAGAACCCATCGAAGGTGGATATAAACGCCTTCAATCATTAAACTTTGTGGATGCTGATAAAGCAAACTTATATCAAGTAGGAATGAAAGAGGAAGAAGATCATGAAAGTAACGATTAATGGAAAAATATCAAATGAAGCATTAAAAAGTATTTTAGAAACACAAAAAGAAAAGACAAAAACCATCACTGATTTTTGTAAGAAAGAAAAGCTAGAAGCTTTTTCATACAAAGACTCAGAACTTGAGTTTGACTATGAACAAGAAATAAAACCTAAACAAACCAAAAAAGTAGAGGTAAGAACCAATGATAAAAGAAACTAGACTTGCAGAAGTCAGTCTTCATGAAGATGAAGGCAAGATGATTTTAGAAGGTTATGCTTTAGTCTTTAATCAAGAAACCTTAATCGGCGATGAAACTTATGGATTTATTGAAGAAATATCACCTACAGCTTTAGGGGAAACTAAAATGAAGGATGTTCCTATGAAATATAATCATATGGACTCCTTTTTAATTATTGCTAGAACCAAGAATAAATCGCTAGAACTTACCGTTGATCATATAGGTCTTAAAGTGAGAGCAGAACTCTTAGATACAAGTCATAACCAGGATATCTATAAAATGGTTAGAAGCGGACTTTTAGATAAAATGAGTTTTGCTTTTACAGTTGATGAACAAGTGTGGAACCGTGAAGGAGACATTCCAAAAAGGACTATAACTAAGATAGAAAGATTGTATGATGTGTCGGTTGTGGATACACCTGCATATGATGCAACCTCTATATACGCTCGTTCTTTAGAATCCATGGAGTTGGAACTAAAGACTATGGAGTTAGCAGAGCAAAAAGAAAAATCAAATCTAATTAAAAAACGTATCAAAATTAAATCAAAAATCTAAGGAGAGAAAAAAATCATGAATTTAGAATTAAGAAGAAAAGAAATCGAGTCACGATTAAAAGAAATTAGAAGTCTAGTAGATACAGAAGCTGATCTAGAAAAACTAGAAGCGCTTGATACAGAAACAACAACCCTTCAAGAAGAAAGAGCGTCGATTGATAAGAAGATGGCGATTGCTTCTAAAACAGAGTTTAAACCGATCCAAGTCGATAACCGTCAAATGGTTGATAAAGAAAAACTTGAGACCAGAGGACAAAGCTTAAAAGAAAGTAGAGTCATTCAAGTATCAAGTTCTGAGATCTTACTCCCAGATCACACGTCAACGAATCTTGCACCAGTTCCATTTGCTCAAGTGTCAAGTTTAGTTGATCGTGTGAATGTTATTAACTTAAATGGTGGTGAGACTTATAAGAAATCGTTTGTAAAATCTAATGGTATTGCAGGTACAACTGCAGAAGGTGGAGCTTACTCAGAAACTGAACCAGCATTTGGTTACTTAACGATTTCAAAAGTTAAGATTACTGCTTATACAGAGATTACTGAAGAGTTAGAAAAACTACCTTCGATTCCTTATCAAGCAGAAGTCTTAAGAAACATTAATATATCACTTAAAAAGAAAATCAGTGAACAAATCCTACGTGGTGCTGGAACAACCAACACATTCACTGGTATTTTCAGTGATGCAGCTATTGCACTTGCGGATAAGCCAGCACTTGAAGTTGAAGCAATTACGGATTCAACACTAGATGACATTGTCTTTGCATATGGTGGCGATGAAGAAGTCGAAGGTGGTGCGGTTCTTATCTTGAATAAGAATGACTTGCGTGCATTTGCTGGACTTAAGACACAAGAAGGTCGTAAGGTTCATTCAATTGACTATGTCAACAAAACGATTGATGGTATTCCTTATATCATTAATTCACATTGTAAAGCTATCTCAGATAGTAATACAGTAGCTGGTGAATATGGTATCGCTTATGGTGCCCTTAAGAACTATGAAGTACCAGTGTTCTCACCAGTAGAAATTGGAAAATCAACAGATTATAAATTTAAAGACGGTATTATCAGTTATAAAGCGTCAGTCTTTACTGGTGGTAACGTTGTCGGTTATAACGGCTTCTTACGTATTAAGAAGAAAGCTGCACCTGCAGGTTAATTTTAGTTAAGAAAGGATTGATCCCATCATGATTTTAGATATTGTAAAAAAGGCTTTACTCATCCCCCAAGTAGAGACTTATGCTGATGATGAGTTAAACACGCACATCAATAGCTGTAAACATTATTTGATGAGTTGTGGGGTTGATCCTTCTTATATAAATGATGAATCAAATCCAATGGTTAGTACAGTCATTATTATTTATGTGAAGACATTTTATGGCTTTAAAAACGATGGAAGCGCAAAAGAACTAC